CACCAACAACTACGCGGTCGATCTATACTGCACCAACAGTCCGTGCCCGTCCTGTGTCGACTTTATCCGAACGAGTACGGCGTTGACTGTGAAGCGGGTATTTTACGAGACCCCCTACCGCGACACGTCAGCACTCGACAAGCTGCTGGTGCCGGACGAAGAGGAGTGTTTTCCCGGAGTGTCGGGAGTTTACTTGGTCACACCCGCAGGATATATTGTCGATCACTTTTCTCGTCGCGTGGTGGAGTTACCCTGATGATGGTTATATGTAGGGAGGGTAATCACTTTGTGGTTATCCATGCCGGAAAAGTTATTGACGAGTCCTTTAGCTCAAGGGAGGAAGCGGAGAGCTGGGCTGACAGTAATGTGGACGACCAGATGTTTGATAGTCCGAATACGCTAGCTCCACCTCTTCGCTACCGAGATACCCCCCTGTTAAGGGTAGTCGGTATCGATCCTGATCCAAGGTGATCCTATGCCAAAGGCGACAGCCGTGAGCAAAAAGCAAGTAATGGTCATCGGGGAACAACCCCAAATCAACCCACGCGCTAAGTCGATCTTGATGGATGCCCTCAATGCTGCGGGCTTCGAGGAAGAGGACTTCCGCTGGATCAATGTCCTCGAGGAAGGACCGCCCGAGGGCAAGAACGTAACGAAGACCATGATTAAGAACGCCAAGCCGGCGTTCCTCAAGAAGGTCGAGAGGAAGGCTCCCAAGTATGTCGTCCTTCTTGGAAATACTCCGTGTCAAGCACTCCTTGACCAAACAGGTATCCGAAAACTCCGAGGCAAGCCGGTCGAGCACCAAGGCCGCGTCGTCCTCCCGATCCTCCACCCGAACCAAGCGATCCACGACGACAAGTGGATCGACATCATCGAGTCCGACCTCCAGCGACTGAGGGAGTGCGTCGACTTCGGCGGCATCCCTGAGGAACGCGAGCTCGACTATCATATCGTGGACACCTGGGACAAGGTGAAAGCGATGCTCAAAGATTTGCGGGGCACCGTATCGGTCGATCTTGAAACAACACGCCTTTACCCCTTCACTACGCAACTCGACGAGCTGGTCGCATCGGGACGCGCTTCGCAGGAAGCTATCAAAGAACACCGAGCCACGCACAACGGTAACCAGCCCGCTGTCGTGGCTATGCAGTTCGGCTGTCGCAAGCGTCAGTGGGTCGTCCCGATGGAGACCGCGGGCATCTGGTCACGCGAGAAGCTCGAGAAGATTGTCCGCCTTGTCACGCGAAAGTTGAAGGACTGCTTCACGGTATTCCACAACGGGAAGTTCGACGCCCTGTGGATGCTGGTTCGCTTCGGCGTCAAGTGGACGGTCGACTTCGATACGATGCTCGCCCACTACCTGATCGACGAGAATGACTTTCACGGCCTTAAATACCTCGCGCAGAAATACTTGGGCGCGCCTGACTGGGACGTTGACGGAAAGGAGAAAACTTCCTGGTCACCGAAGAATGCCAAGTATGCTGCACATGACGTCTACTACACGAGGAAGTTGAGGTTCGTCCTCAAGAAGCTGCTCGAGGAGGACCACGATGTCAAGCGGGTTCATGACTACATCATGGTGCCCTGCATCAAGCTGTTTATCGAGGCCGAGTTCACCGGTATCCAAATCGACCTCGAGAAGATGGATAATGCCGAGACCTACTTGCGCGAGGAGCTCGCCACAGCGCTGAGCAACCTCGAGAAGTGGGGCAAGAAGGCATCGAAGGTTGACAAGAAGACGGGCAAGATCAACTGGGGATCGGCGGATCAGCTGGCTAACCTGATGTTCGTTGACCTCAAGATCAAGTCGGTCGAGAAAACCAAGGGCGGCAAGGAAAGTGTCAGCGAGTCCGTTCTCAATCGCATCGACCATCCGATGGTGGGCGACCTTCTCAAGTTTCGGGCTGCGCAGAAACAGCTCTCCGGCTTCATCGAGGGATGGAAACCTTACCTTGATACTCTCGGACGGCTGCATCCAGTATTCAAACTGCACGGTACCGTTACCGGTCGGCTTTCATGCGAGCATCCCAATTTACAACAGGTTCCCAGAGACCCACGCATTAGAACGCTCATTACTGCTCCCGATGGCTGGGAGCTTATCGAAATGGATTTGTCTCAGATCGAGCTCAGGATTGCTGCCGAGTTGGCGGATGAGCACAATCTACTGGGAGTCTTCAACTCAGGAGGTGACCCTCACTGGCAGACTGCTATTCGAGAAATCGAGCGAGGCGCAGGATACAAGAAGGAAATGCGCCAGACCGTCAAGTTCCATCATGAGCTTGAGGGCAAGGAATATGTGAAGATGAGCTACAGCGAGGCCATCGAGTATGTCCTTGCTCTCGGCGGCAAAGCCTGCGAAGGCTTGATGGACCTGTGGGAACAGGCATATCCTGGCGTCGAGTTTATGAATTGGAAGGAGACCCGCAAGAAGGCGAAGGCGATCAACTTCGGCTACCTCTACGGCATGTGGTGGAAGAAGTTCAAGATTTACGCCCGAGACAACTACGGCGTCAACGTCACAGACGACGAGGCGCAGGCGTCGCGCGAGGCCTTCTTCGAGTTGTATCCCAGCTTCCCCAAGTGGCACGAACGTCAACGCAGGTTCGCACAGGTGAACGGCTATGTCCGTTCGCTCAGTGGTCGTAAGCGTCGACTGCCGGCAGCATCCGGAGGACGTGACACGCCGGAACGTCGCGAGGCGCAGCGTCAGGCGATCAATTCGCCGGTGCAGTCGTTCGCTAACGAGCTCAACCTCATGGCCGCCATTCAGATGCGGCGTGAGTTCAGTAAATCATGGTTCCGTATTATCGGCACCGTGCATGACGCTATCCTTATGTGGGTGCGTAAAGACAAGGTTGAGCATGTGTTCAACCGCGGTCTCGAGATCATGAGCCATCCCGACTTGCTCGATGACTTCGAGATTAACTTGAGTGTTCCGATTGAAGCGGATGGGAAGGTCGGCCCATGGGGCGCAGGAAAGGACTTGAAGAAATGGCTCGCAGCACAGGTCGAGGAAGTGGAAAAGCTCTCACCCCGAAAGAAAAGAGAGCTCAGCGGAAGCGGGAAGAAACGAAAGGACAAGCGACAGCTCGAGCTGTCGGTATAGGCGACAACGCCGCACCCGCTCACGACCACAGCAGAGTCCTCACGCACGACGGGCAGATCAACATCAGCCAGTCGAAGGTGAAGGTGTGGACCCAGTGCCGCCGCATGTATCACTACAAGTTCGTGATGCTGCTCCAGAAGAAAAAGATCAAGCGGCCCTTCATGTTCGGTCGGATCGTCCATGAGATCATCGAGGCGGAGATTGAGGGACAGGATTGGGAGGAGGTCCTCGCGAAGATTGAGCTCGACAATAAGAAGCTGTTCCGTCGAGAGATCGAGATGTATGGCAACATCATCGATGACATTCGAGACATCATGAAGGACTACTTCCGCTTCTGGGAAGGCTCCTTTAAGCCGATGAAGCATGACGGTCGACGCAGCGAGTTCGAGTTTCGGATCGAGCTGGACGACGGCCTGTGGTTCACCGGCAGGATCGATACGGTCGGCAAAGCGAAAGGCATGCGGTGGCTGGTCGAGCACAAGACGTTCAACCGGATGCCGTCTGAGGATGATCGCTGGCGGAGTGTCCAAGGCGTTGTCTATTTCCGTGCGCTCGAGGAGATGGGGTTCCCCAGCATTGACGGCGTTATGTGGGACTACGTCAGCAGCAAGCCCCTCAACGTGCCCGGCGAGTTGACAAAGACCGGCAAGGTTTCACAGGCTCGGATCGACTCTACCCCGGCGCGCATCAAGCGCTGGTTGAAGGAGGAAGGTCTCAAGAAGGGAGATCATCAGAAGCTCCTCGACGACGCGGAAGCTAACCTCCGCAATCGGTTCATTCGTGTCTTTAGTCCAGTGAAACGCCGCGTCGTGGACAACCTTTGGGATAACTTTGTGGAGTCTGCTCGAGAAATCCAGGAGTTCCATGGGAAGAAGTCTCAGCAGAACATCGGCCGGCACTGCACGTGGTGCGACTATCAGCTTCTCTGCAAAGCGGAGGCTACCGGGGCAGACGTCGACTGGATCATCGAACGGGAGTATCAGGCTGAGGACACCTCCCACAAACGCGATGAGGGCCGGGACGAGGAGTAGAGCAATGACTATAGAAGAATTTATCTCATTTCTATCCGCAGGATTATCTCTAAAGAAATGTCCTGAGGCAACAATAGTGGTCATGGACCCCCAGGGTACCGGAATGCCCTTAGCAATTGAGAGTATAACGATGAACGCTGACGGCTCCTTCAATATATGGCCAGAGGGTTCCCAATAAGGAGAACCAGTAAATGGCGGTTGCGCGGGGTAGGTTTGCGTGATATAAGCAGCGACTGACGAAAGGACCGGTGACCATGGCGACAACTGTGCGAAAGAAGGACAAGGAGAAAGGGGGGGCCCGAGCACCTGGCGCCAAGCCAATCTCCGAAGTGAAGCATCATGGGAGCACTGCGCTCTACGGCCGCAGCTCCACGGGTAAGACGACGTTAGCGTCCACCTACCCCAAGCCGATCCTGTACTTCAACATTCGGGACAACGGCACCGACTCCATCAGCGACGTTGAGGACATCGACGTGGTGGAGATCGAAACCTCGGAGGAGCTCAAGGAGCAAATCCTCTGGCTCCACAAACAGGCCGAGCGCGGGAAGCTGATCTACAAGACAGTCGTGCTCGACACCATGACCCAGCTCCAGGGCATCCTCGTCGAGGAAATGGGCGAGAAGAAAAAGCTCAAGGGGAAACGTGCCGGCGACTTCGGCACTCTGCACAAGCAGGACTGGGGAGCTATAGCCGGCGACCTCAAGGCCGTCATCATGGATATCCGCAACCTGCCTGTGGAGTCTGTGTTCATCGCCCAGGAACGCATCTTCAACGCCGGCGACGAGGAGGACGATGGTATCGACCAGCTCGCTCCCGAAGTCGGCACCCGCCTGATGCCGTCCGTCAACTCTGACCTCTGCGCGTCGGTCTCCGTGATCGGCAATACCTTCATCAAGGTCAAGGTGACCAAGGAGAAGGTCAAAGGCAAAACAGTTAAGCGCATTGACAAGATCTACTGTTTGCGGTTGGGGCCCAATGAGGTCTACACCACAAAAATCCGGAAGCCCAAAGGGATCGAGGCTCCGGATTACATCGTCGATCCCACCTTCCGGAAGATAAAGAAAATCATGAAAGGAATTGAGTAATGGCTCGAGCCAGAAAATCCAAGTCGTCGTCGGTGAAGGTCAACTTCAAAGGCGTCGAGAGCCGCAAGACGCCGCCCGAGGGCGATTACAAGATGAAGGTGCTCGAGGCCAAGTCCGGCAAGTCCGGCAACGGCAACGATCAGATCGAGTTCGTCTGCGAGATCACCGCCGGCGAATACAAGGGCGTCAAGGGCTATCTCTACTGCCCGCTCGCCGAGAACAGTCTGTGGAAGCTCCACGCCTTCCTGACCGCCCTCGGCGAAGAGGTCGAGGAAGACGAGATGGACATCGACCTGCCCGAGCTGGTCGACAAGGAGTTCATGGGCGTCATGACCCATGAGGTCTACAACGGCAAGAAGCGCGCCAAGCTCACCGACTTCGACAGCCTCGAGAACTACGACGGCGACGATGACGACGAGGACGAGAAGCCCTCGAAGAAGTCGAAGTCCAAGAAGGGCAAGAAGTCCAAGGACGACGAGGACGAAGACGAAAAGCCGTCAAAGAAGTCCAAGTCGAAGAAGTCGTCCAAGAAGGACGATGACGACGAGGACGACGATGACGATGAGCCCAAGTCCAAGAAGGGCAAGGGCAAATCCGGCGGCAAAAAGTCCAAGAAGAAGACCTATTCCATGGACGAGGTCGAGGACATGGACGAGGACGAACTCGAGGAGCTGCTCGAGGAAGCCGGCCTGGACGACGAAGTCGACCTCGACGACTACAAGAACCTGAAGAAGAAGGTCGTCGCGGTGCTCGAAGCACTCGAGGAAGCCGACCTTCTCGAGGACGATGACGACTAATCCCTGACGGGTCGCACTAAACGGGAGGGCGACTCGAGCAATCGGGTCGCCCTTTCTTTTAGCTGGAGGATATGATGACGTGGAAGGACCCACAGGCTAAGGCTGACTACATGGCCGCTCGATACCGTCGGCTAAAGAAGAGTAACCCTCAGCGGCAGTGGATCTTTAACCTAAGAAGTAAATCAAGGAAGCAGGGATGGGAGTTTAACCTTACTGCTGAAGACTTACCCATACCCTCACACTGCCCGGTCCTTGGCATCCCATTGCTCTGGGAAGGCTCTCGCGATAACCTGCCGTCCGTTGATCGCATCAACAATGACCGCGGCTATGTCAAGGGCAACGTCGAAGTCATCAGCTGGCGGGCGAACTGGCTCAAGGCGAACGCGACAGTCGAAGAGATGAAAAGGATGGCGACCTACTATGAGCAAAAAAGCCGAGACGCGCATACAGCAGCGGATAAGAAAAGCCCTCCTAAAAGAGGTCGGAGGAAAGTGGTTTAAGGTCCATGGGTCCGCCTTTCAAGAAAGTGGCCAGCCGGATATCATTGGGTGCGTCGATGGGCAGTTTTACGGGTTTGAGGTTAAAGTCCCGCTCAAAGGAAAGCCTAGCGAGCTTCAACTCGAGACTCTCGCTGAGTGGCGCGAACAGGGAGCTATCGCCTGTATTGTGGAGAGTCCTTCGCAAGCGGTCGCCCTGGTTAAAGCTGCTCAAGCGACACCAGAAAAGAGGCGTCGAGGCAATCGTCTCTACCGATGGATTTGCCGCACTCTTCGCGCAACGCACGGGGAAGACATGGGTTACGGGCGCGGTCCTCGAGGTCGAAAGGGACACAACTCGAGACGTACTCCTCATTGGGCCAAAGACCAACCTAAAATCAACATGGGCAAAGTTCTTCCGCGAGAAGCTCCCGCACTATCATGTGTGCCATAGCCTGAAGGAGTACGACCAGTTCAAGAAGGACTGGAAGAAGCAATGGGGCGACACCGACTACTGGGTCGTCCTGCTGCTGAACCCCGAACAGGTCACGCCGATCCGCGATAAACTGAAGCGACGCAAGTGGGATCGCATGGTGTGGGACGAGGCGCAACGCCTGAAGAACCGCACGTCACAGTCCAGCCGGGATGCTGCGATGATCGCCCGGGCTGCGAAGCGCCGGCTCGCGTTGACGGGAACCCCCATGGACCTCGATCCTAAGAACCTGTGGGCAATCATGCGGTTTGTTGAGGTCAACGCACTCGGCGACGGCTGGGGAGACTTCGAGGATCACTTCCTGGTCAAGCCGACAATCGACCTCAAGAAAAAGATGGGCATGGTGCAGCGTCAGAAGATGATGCTCGCCTATCAGATCGCCAAGCGCAAAGCGCCGATGCGTGAAGATCGGATGGAGGAATACGCCGACCTCATCAGTCCGCACGTCATGAGGATTAGTAAGGAAGATGCCGGGATCGATCCTGCGCGCGTTCACCTCATTAAGTTCGACCTTGATCCACAGGAGGACAAGAAGTACCGGCAGCTGGAGAAGCACATGCTCGTCCGGGTCAAGGGTAAAGCGATCAAGACGCCGCTCAAGATCACACAGATCGGGAAGCTGCAGCAAATTACCGGCGGACATATCAAGGATGAAGAAGGCGAGGTCCACAGGATCGGGACGACCAAGCGCCGTCAGCTGCGACGTGCAATCCGGAAACACGCAGCCGGCCAGCCGTTCGTCGTCTTCTGCAAGTTCGTCTGGGAAGTTCACATGATCGCCCGGTTCCTCGAACGCATGGACCTCGGTCCTGGCGCGAAGCTGTGGGGTAAGGTCAAGGACGTGAAGCGCGATCCCCGTCGAACCAACATGCTGCTCAACTTCCAGAAGGGCAAGTATGCCTGGATGGTGTGTCAGCAGAAGACTGGCGGTGTTGGCGTCGACTTGTATTATGCCAGGAAGTTCTTCGTCTACTCGATGGGCCATTCCTACATCGACTATGACCAGATGTTGAGCCGCGGCGACTTTTTGGAACAAAACGAGTCTGCAGATTTTTTTCTGCTGGTGGTGCGACGGTCTATTGACACAGACATAGTTGATAGTGTAGACAAGAAAAAGTCGATCACGGAACTGTTCTATGATCGGTTGAAACGCTGAACCATGAAGGGACAGAATGATGGCGAAGAAGGACAAGAACACCGACAAGAAGTCGGAGAAGGTCGATGCCAAGGCGGAGAAGACCGCCGAGCGCGAGTTCAAGTATGGCGTCGAGGACCTGGCCGAAGAGCTCGGCATCAAGCCCGCGTCCGTCCGCGTCCAGCTGCGCAACAAGGGCATCGAGAAGGCCGGCAAGCAGTACGGCTGGAACTCGAAGTCCGAGCTGAAGGAAGTGATCGAGCAGATCAAGTCTGGCTCGAG